CCACCTGCACGGTGGACAAGGCATAGCCGAAACGCCCTCACGGGCGTCTGTCGTGATTGACCGCACGGCACTGAAGAGGCAGGTCACAAGGAGGAAACAAAATGTCAGACAGAACCATCACCCCGAACCAGCAGAACTTTCTCAAGTCACTGCTGACCGAGCGAGCCGATGTGCTCGGCATCACAGACGTTGATGCATTCATCCGTGACCAGAAGTGGGACTTGCTCACCAGCAAGTCGGCGTCAACGGTCATTGACAAGATCAAGTCAATCAAGGTCAAGCCTGCCGACGAGCGCTTCGCTACGGCAGACCGAGTCATCACCAACCGCTTTGACAAGGCTTGCGCCGACTGTGGCAACGTCGTCCCCACTGGGGCTGGATTCGCCGTCCAGATCGGTGACAAGTGGGCGACGTACCACAAGGTCGGTGAGTGTGGCTCCAAGGTCGCTCCGTTTGACCTTGACACCGCATTGACTGACGTCAGCAATTGCTACGTCGCTCTCCCGAGCGCCACTGGCAACAACGACCTTGACTTCTTCGGTGTGCGTACGTCACGCACGTCAAAGCGCCGATACATCGTCCGTGTCATCGGTGGTCACTCAGACACAATCATCAAGGGTGCCGAGGCTCGCAAGGTTGCCGAGCGACTCACGGCACTCAGCCCCGACGAACTGCAAGAAGCCGTTGTCCGCTACGGACTCGCAATCGGCAAATGCGGTAAGTGCAACCGACACCTCACCGACGAGGCGTCACGTCAACGTGGTCTCGGACCAGAGTGCGCCAAAGGCTGACGCACACCGAGTCCACATCAACCGTTCAATCCAGAGGAGGAACCATGAACGACCTACTAACCCAACTCATTGCCAGCACGGAGCAACTGCCCCGTGTTGCCCCACCACTACTGCCTGACAGGTCACTCGTTGAGTTGTCGGGCGCTCACGACGGCGAGGTGCCCGAGCACCTCAGCCACTTCCCGTTCCTGCCCTTCCAGAAGGCAGGCGTCCAGTACGCACTGCGTCAGCACCGATGCATCATCGGTGATGAGCAGGGTCTCGGCAAGACCATCCAAGGTGTTGCCGTCGCCACTCACGCTGTGCACGAGGGTCACAAGGCAGTGGTCATCGTGCCACCGTCCCTGCGTCTCAACTGGGAGCGTGAGTTCGCTCGCTGGTCACCAGACGTCACCACTGCGGTGATCACTGGGCGCTTCAATCCCGAGACGTCACGACTGCCCAAGGCTGACGTGTACATCGTCGGTGACGCCACGATTGAGGGCTGGCACAAACTGCTGGTCGGCAACGTCGGTGCACTGATCATTGATGAGGCGCACCGTGCCAAGAACCCGAAGGCAAAGCGGTCGCTCGCTGTCCGTGCGATATCGCAGTCAATCGGCACCAACGGCTACGTCGTGTGCTTGTCAGGCACCATCGTGATCAACCGACCGATTGAGTTGATCAATCCTCTCCACATCATCGGCAGGCTCCAGCCTGTCTTCGGTAACGAGAGCGCCTTCAAGTTCCGCTACTGCAACCCAGTGCACAACGGTTGGGGGTACACCTACAACGGTTCAAGCAACGAGAAAGAGTTGCACGATCTGTTGGTGGGCACCTGCTACGTCCGCCGTCGCAAGCAGGACGTGCTCACTGAGTTGCCAGCCAAGCGACGTGCTCGCATTGACGTAGAGATCACACCGAGCCACCTCCGTGAGTATCGCCGGGTTGAGGAAGACTTCCTCGCTTGGGTCAACGAGAACGGCGGTCGTGAGGCTGTGCTCCGTGCGTCCCGTGCCGAGGTCATCACTCAACTCAACGCACTGCGACAGATCATCGGAGTCGGCAAGATTCCAGCGGTCGTAGACCAGTGCCTGAGCCTGCTGGAGGCTGGTGAGCAAGTGGTGGTATTCGCCCACCACAAGAAAGTCATCAGCGCCCTGCGTGAGGCTCTGGAGGCTGAGTACCCGACCGTGGTGGTCGCTGGTGGCACCTCGAACGAAGCCAAGCAGAAGGCTGTCGACGACTTCCAGAGCGGAGACGTCAAGGTCTTCATCGGTCAGTTTGAGTCGGCTGGCGTCGGTCTCACACTCACCAAGGCAAGCAACGTCGTGATTGCGGAACTGCCGTGGTCGCCGTCGGTGCTCGCTCAGGCTGAGGATCGTTGCCACCGCATCGGTCAGCGTGACTCTGTCACCGCATGGTCGGTGCTGTGCTCCGACGCAGGCAACCACAAGCCCACGGTGGACGAGCGCCTATGGACGGTGCTCAACGCCAAACAGGAGGTCGTGTCTTCCATCCTTGACGGGTGGGGCGAAGACCTCGGTGCCGAGTCCATTGACGGCTCGGTAGTGTCCGCCCTGCTGGAGGGGTGGCTCGGCTAGTCCGTGGACACGCCGAGTTCCTCCTCCCTCGGCGGAGTCCGACACGGGGTGGCATCTCATTTCCGAGGTGCCACTCTCGGTGTGTACGATTGTCTCGTGCACAGCGAGGGTGCCAACACCCAAACAACCAACCAAAGAAAAGGAACAACCAATGAAAGTCAAAGAACTAATCACCACACTCCAGAACTGCTACTCGCCCAACGATGACCTGTTCGTGCTCTGGTACGACTCGGACTGCGTCACTGTTGAGAACGAGGAGACAACCGAGGAACAGATCAACGAAGCATGGGCAACGGTCGTTGAAGCCTTGGCTGAATGCGACGTCGACCAGCAGGTCAACGACATCATCGCTGATGTCATCTATCAAGTAACCAATGGAACGCTCTAGCCGAAACGCCCTCAGGGGCGTCTGTGGGAACCGACCTACCCACACTGAAGAGGCAGGTCGCAAGAAAGGAACAAACAATGAGCAAGCAAATCAAAGGGTTCCACGGAATCATCGTGTTCAACGGTGCCGATGGCACAGACCATGTGTACTTCTCGCTGGGCGAGGAAGTAGTCGACGAGAACTGCGACGTGCTCGGTGACTCATTCGGTGTCTTTGATCACGACATCTTCTACTACACAACGTGGGACGAAGTCCCATCGCTGTTTCTCGGCGTAGAAGACTTCACCCTGCTGTCAATTGACAGCGTGTCCATCCATCACTTCAACATCCACGCATAGGAGGAACAAACAATGCAAACCACCATTCCACACTTCGGCACTGTGAGTGTCTTTGACCTCATTGACTCATTCGTTGACATCGGATCAACCGAGTGGGTCTACCGACAAGACGTTGAGGACGACACGGAGCGCCGTGAGGTTCTCTCCTCCGAGGCTGAGAACGTCTTTGACATCTGGCAACAGGTGTCACCGCTCGTCGACGTGGCGCTTGATCCGAGGACGCACTTCGTTCTCCTTCACGTCATCCACGAGGGTCTGAAGGCGTACAAGGAGCGCTTCCGACTCGCTCGTCCCGAACTGTTGGAGCCGAACGTCCAAGCGATCACCAAGGTGATTGATGCTCTGGATGCCCTCAGCCCGACAGTGGACGGCATCAAGAAGTAAACAACAACTTTGAAACACGGCTGGGGTACCTTGTGTGCCCCAGCCAGAAAGGAACCAATGAGCACGACAACCGACCGATGGTGGAAGTACAAGGGCTTCATCATCTGGCACTTTGACGGGTACTTTGACGTGCAGGAAGGAGTGGACGACGATCCACTAGACACCTTCTCAACCGCCGAGGATGCCCGAGCATTCATCAACCAGTACCGCAAGCAACGTCAACTAGAGCAATTGTTGACAGGCGCTGTGAAGAACAAACAACAAAGGAGGAAAGCATGACCGACCATCTCAACTACCACCTGATCGCTGAGGCGCTCAGGTACCGTCCCAAACACACCCAAGAGTGGGAATACAAATCAATAGCCATCTGTAGTCTCATCCACTACGACTTTGACATCAGTGCCTTTGAACTAATCCAGACATGGGATCGTGACGCCGAGACTCCTCGGTGGATTTACACCTTCTGGTTCTACGGGGTCAACGGCATTCAACTTGTGCACCGCTTTGAGGATGACCTCTGGGGCACGGGCAACTTCCCAGCAATCAAGTGCGCCGAGATCGTGACCGAGTATTTCGCCACTGGTGAGCCTGTAGTCATCTACCAATACCAGCCCGAGGAGGACTGAACATGACCAAGCAACAATCAACCGCCGTCCGCATCCTCAACGAGTTGTGGGATGCCGATCTACCACCGGTGCTCACCGCTCGTGAGGCAGTGGACGTCTGCTCCAAGTACGGAGTGGACGCACCACGCTGGGCACAGCAAGCCAAGACGGGGCGAGGTGAAGTGAACCTCTCCCAAGTAGCCAAGTTCATATCAACCAGAGTGAAGGAGAAAGCATGACCAACGGATACAAATACCGATACCAAGCCACCTGCCGTTGTGGGTGGCAGTCTCGCAAGTACATCAACCCGAACGACGCAGTGACCGCTGAGTATGGGCATGAGTGCAAGCAAGGATTCACGGCAAGAGTCGTGGAGTACACAATCAACCAGTGGGGTCGTGTGACCACACTGATCGACGTCTAAATATCGTTTACTCCGTAACAGACATCGACTACTATCAATCACCCGTTCAAGAAAGGAACAAACCATGACCATTCAATCCGCCCACACCGACGAGGTGCACGACCTCCTCAACGACGCAGTGCTCAGTGTCCACGGCAAGGACTCCTTCCGTCTGGAAGAGGCTGACGCCTACGTCATTGAGAACTACAAGGGAAAGACCACCGCCTTCTACCTGTGCTCGCACGATGACGTGTACGAACTTCTGGAGCGCCTCGGTCAGACCCTGTATCTCCAGCCCAGCATCATTGGTTTGGCGCTGATCACAACTGGCAATGCACGGAGCACCGAGAACGACGAGTCTTTCCGTGTCCGTGTGCACTGCATCGTGAACAGCGAAGGCATCTCAACGTCTCTCTACTTTGAAGACAGAGATCAAGATGACCTCATCAATGGCAACGATGGGCACGGTCTTCTTGGAGAAGCCCTCACCGAAGCATGGACTCGTGCACACCGTTCAATCAGTGCCACGTTCGCTGACTCATCACTCAACTAGAAAGGAACCATCAATGACCATCACCAAGACCTACGCCGTCTGGTACGCATCCGCTGGGTGTCTGCCAGACAGCGAGTATCCCGAGTTCATCGGGACAGAGCAAGAGTGTGAGCAGTGGATCGTTAAGAACGAGGAGGACTACAAGCGCCCCGACGTTCAACACGATCTCTACTCACTGTCCATCAACGAATACGATCCCGAGGAGGAATCACAGTGAGCAAGCACCGTATGACGCAAGACCGACTAGACCGAATGGTCGGCTGGATTATCCGAAGCGCACAAGAGGAGATAGACAATCTTCAAAAGCATGAGAAGTATGAAGAAGAAGAAGCGTTAAACAAAGAACTTTGTGCGATTCTCGCAATCGTATTGAACAAATGGAAAAAGGAGCCAACCAAATGAGCAACAAAGAAACAACCAAATGCATTGGCTGTGAGGAGCCAATCGATCCCGAGCACGACGAGTGCCAGTGGTCAGACAGTCACGAGGGCTACGCCTGCATCGGCTGTGTCCAGTCCGCCGACGAGAGCGCCTCACGGGTGTACATCAACAAGGGCGGAGAGGTTGAGGAGTACATCGTGACCGAGTACGTCACCTACGACATCCGCAACGGTGACATCGGCTCACGCTACAACTTCAAGCGTGGCTGGCATGCAACCGACGGCTGGCGTGGCTACTACGAGACCGACCTCGAAGGCTTCACCGAAGTGCTTGACGGTTGGACGACCGGGAACTGGGGCGACTCAGTAGGTCAACGCAAGCAAGTAATCAACGAGTGGATTGATGAGATACTTCAGGGCGAGGCGTTCGCACCTTGCACTGTCGCTGTCATCTGCGATCCCACATCAAACGTCTTCTCAACGTCCATCAAGGTTCTTGTGCCGACCAACAAGGTTGACACGTTCAAGGACTGGGTAGGCGAAGAGTTGGAAGCACTAAGCAATTCACTGTCATAAGGAGACAACAAAATGAGCACCAAGTTAACTTTCGGTCAGCAACTGCTGTCCATTGCAATAGGTGACGTCGACGCCGACGCCATCTCACAACTCGGCTGGACATCAGTCGATGAGTATGTACAACCGTCGTTGTTCGACGACGTTGAAGACCAGTGGGGGATCAGCATCCTTGACGAGAACGGCAAGCGCCTAGTTCTCGCTGAGTTCAGTTTTGATCCCTTTGCCCACAAGTTCACATTCATCGACGATGACCGTGAGCAACTGTTCCGCTCTACCGCAGAGCGGTTCTTCCCCAACCAACCCGACTCCGTGCTGGCTCTTGTCACATGGATCGATTCAGCAACAGAACAGGAGTAATCACAATGGGAGCATTCAATCTCATCAGCATGCTGGAGGAAACCGATGCGGACATCCGCACGGTGCTCTCTTGGCACCTCACATCCAACCACTATCCACCCGTGCCGACGTCAATGATCGACCCTTGCCTCGAAGCCATCGCTTTGTGCGAGGACGACAACGCCGATGCTCTGGTGTCTCTCCCCGAGGGCACCTTGTGGCGTAACTCTGATCAGGCTCCGGCTTGGGCACTCGTTGATGGTCTGCACCTCGAACATTTCCTCGGAAGGGAGGACTACTGATGAGCACCGTTGCAACAACACCACGTTCAGTGCGTCCGACGCACAAGGACGACCGCTTGGTCATCGTGGTCGAAGGAGAGGGTGACACCGTCTACACGGTGGTGTACGCCACCTCCGCCGACCTGCACGAGTGGGTCATCCTTGACGTCAAGCGCTTTGATGTCAACGACTGGGTGTACCACGACCCAGTTGACTTTGCCGTCGCATACGGCAACGTCGAATACGGAACCGTCACCGACACACAAGGACGGATCGTCGCTGACGATCTGTTGAACTGGCAAGACCCAGTTAGTTGCGAGGACGGGGACACACTGTTCTGGGCACTGCGTGACGGTGCCGAGTACAAGCAAGTCAAACAACAAGCAAAGGAGAACATATGAAACTGACTCCCTACGAACAGGGAGTTCGGGCGCTAGTAATCACCACCGTTCTGGTGGTGATGCTGGTGCTCAACCTCAACGACGACAAAGCGTTCAGCACCCTCATCCTTCTTGGATGTGTGTACAGCATGGGCTTCATCATTTTTGGAGCGATCCGAGATTCACGGTGCCCATGGCTGGACGACAAGACCCCACAAGCAAAGCCCTACGACTGGGCAGAAGAAGAAAACAATTAAGTTGCTACCGACGTACAACAGCGGTAGTTTTATCTCATTAACCAACCGTCTTTGAAAGGAGACAAACAATGTCAAAGGAAACCTACGCCTACCTCAATGGGGGCAACATCCTCATCGGATGCACCGATGAACGCATCGCACCTCCGTGGTGGAACGACGAGCGCCTCCAGTCTGGAGAGTCAATCTTCTATCCACGGGGAGTCCCGGTGGAAGACGTCCAGCGCCGTCTGTTCTTCTGGAACGCAGTGGAGGCTCCGATCTTCGTTGGTGTTCTAGACGACGAGGGCAACATCGTCCGCTACGAGCCACAGTCAGACCGCAAGGCTGTCGTTCGCTCGGACAACCACGAAGTGCTCGGTCTGTACAAGGACTCGTATGCCATCCACCAGTACAACAACTGGCTCATCGACATCGTCGCTGACGTATTCGATCAGTCCAAGTCGGAACTGGTCATCGGCTCTGCTGGTGTGCTCCGCAAGGGTGGGGCGGCGTGGGTCTCGTTCGAGCGCCCAGAGACCATCCAGACCAAGGAGGGCTTCCCCATCCGTCCGCACATCCTTGCAACGACGTCACACAACGGTTCCATCGCCACGACATACAAGGCGATCTGCACCGCTGTGGTGTGCGACAACACTCTGTTCGCAAGCCTGAACGAACTGGGTGTGGAGCACAAGACACGTCACAGCAAGAACAGCAACGCCCGTGTGCAGTCAATCCGTGACGCCCTTGGCATCATCCATGCCATTGAAGAGAACTACATTGAAGAGATCGAACGTCTCTCTCAGATTGAGGTCTCCGACAAGGAATGGAACCTGATTGTCGACCGCATCGTGCCCATTGGTGTGGACGGCGAGGTTCGCCCACAGACGATCTCCCGTGCGGAGAACAAGCAGGAGGCGCTCAAGCACCTCTACAAGAGCGACCCTCGGGTTTCCCCGTGGGCAGGCACGGCGCTCGGTGTGCTCCAAGCATTCAACACTTGGAACCACCACGTCACTGGCAAGCAGGACAACCGCCCAGAGCGCAATGCCTTCAACGCCATCACTGGCAAGACCAGCGAGCACGACAAGTTCGTTCTCAAGGTTCTCAGCGAAGTGGTGTCGGCGTGACGCCGGAGATTCAGGTGGGGGGGAAATACTCCCCCACCATCTCCGACTTTGTACCAAAGATCATCGACCCAGACCCAGCGTGGAGGGCTGATGCCAAGTGTGCAAATGAAGATGTAGAAAACTTCTATATCAAAACTGGTCTCAAGGGCAGACAAGTTAAAGAGCACATCGAAAGAGCAATTGCATTCTGTCAAGACTGCCCTGTGAAACTGCGTTGCTTTCAGTACGCCGTCGACAACAACGAGGTCTACGGTGTCTGGGGAGGTGTGCACTTCGGTGAGAAGGCACCTCGCCCACGGAGGTCACAGAAGCGAGTCAAGTAGTTCGGTGAGCATCTTCACTCCGGTGGAGATGTCCCGAGACCAAACAGCCTCACGGAGCGCTTTGCCCTCAGCGGAGCGCACCGTGGGGCTTTTTAGTTCATTGATATGACGAATCCACTGCTGTGGGTTCTTGGCAACACGACCGCCTACGGTCTCAGCAAAGTCTCGGTAGGCAGGTAGTCGTGAGCCGATCCACGGTACGCCTGCGCTGGAGTACTCAAGCGCCTTGATGTCACTCTTAGCGTGATTGAACGGGGTGTCACGAAGCGGAGCAATACCAATGTCCATGACAAACATCGACGGGTACACCTCTGGGTCGGTGGCTGGGATAACCGTTACTACCTCTGAAGACAGTCCTACAGCCGTTGAGAAGGACTGTGCACCGGGATGGTAACCACCGTGGTAAAAGTAATGCCCCTTATTCTCAAACTGATTCAGGATGCCTCTCATCATTTCGAGGTCTCCACTGCGGTGACTGGTAGAGCCGACCCAGCCAATGGTCGGCACCTCGGAGTCCGTGTGCTCGTGCGGTGTGAAGCGACCGACATCGACGGTGTTAGGTACAACTTCGATATTGCATTTGAGACCGTGAAGGGCGGACAGGCGCTCGGCAAGGTATGGAGTACTGACAGTGATTAGATCACTGGAGGCAAGGACAGAGCGGTAGTGGTTGACATTCTCTTTGGGGTTTGTCTTGGGATGAGACGCCTTGAATGCGTGATTCTTTGGATCAAGACCCCAGTACCAGTCGTCTAGGTCGTTGATGATCTTCTGACCAACTGCCTGACCCATCTTGATATGAACTGGTAGGTTCTCGAACATCAGACGTTGCATGTAGATGACGTCGATGTCGTGCTCCTGACTATCCTCGTCGACGATCACAAAGTGATCACGGAGCCAGACGAGTGTGCCGACTACTACCTCGTGTGGAAGCAGTCCAACGTATTGACCGAGGCGAACCCAGCCAGCCCCTCCCCAATGGGACTTGCCGTCGCCGGAGCGAGTTGCTGGTATCCGATCACCGCTTGCTATTCCTATTTTCATTTTGTGCTTCCAATTCGTATGTGCGATTTGCTCGCTTCTTGCAAGCGTGTGTCGGAGCGGACAGTGGAGTAACAAACAGTTCTACTGATTGTCCGCATGACTTGCACTTGTACTTAGTTCCCTTTGACATGAATCCTCCTTGCTTGGTGTGTACATCGTAGCACACGACCTAAACAAGTCATTCGGCAGTAATCGGTGTTTCTTCTTTTTTACCGAACGCACCGTGCAGAAGTGAGCGCCTCCAACGGCGTTTCTCTTTTAATTCTTTTGGTGAGTACTGACTCTGCTCTTGTTTCCGGCGCTCGTTCTTCTCACGAAACTTACGAGTGCGTTCTTCCTTCTTATCACTCGGCATTGTTGCTCTCTGCCTTCCACGGTCTCCATTCAGACACAAACGAATCGATCTCTCGTTTGTCCCACAATGGTGTTGATGCGAGATGGTGGAACGGTTTTGGGAAGCGCTCGTTCTTACGAAGGGCATGTATCCGTTGCTTGGATACGCCGAGCACCTTGGCAACTTCATTAGTGCCAAGGATGTCGGTAGGTCTCAACATGTATTCAATCATTAGTTCTCCTAGTGGTGTTTGGGTGTTTATCGTACACGGGTAACAGATGCGTTGTCTACGCTACCCACGACCTGTGTTGGCGATCAGTACTCGCCACAAATTGACTGTGTCTCGGTCAACAGTGATCATCGGTATTTCTCCGTTCAAATGATCCTCTGCGTACCTTGAGCAATTGTTTATCAGTCGACCAGCAGATGGTATGAAACCATGGGTCGGTGAGTTGTATCCAAGGTAATGCACTCGGTACCACACGAGCACTTGTTGCTCCCGTGTTCCCTCGCTGGCGTTGTAAACACCAAAGTCCTCGTAACCACCCCACTGTTGCCATGTTCCTCGGTATACACCGAAGAAGCCACTGTACTTGCCACCGTTGCGCCAGTTCTGACCAGTCTCACATTGCCCACGCTGGAACAGGTAGACGATGTCTGGGATTGTTTGACCGATCAGTTCATCAAGAACAGACGGCGTAGGTGCAATGGTGGTTGACGTTGTGGTTACTGGAACCGTGGTCGTGCTTACCGCTACTACATCAATTGCTTTTCCTCCTTCCGGATCAACCGCCATCCAAAAGGATGACGTAATGGAAAGGATTCCGGCGACGATGGTTCGGTACATCTAACTCCAATGTTCGTCCAATAAAAAAGACACCACAGGTTTTAGGTGGTTAAGTACCTATGTGGTGTCTGTATCTAGTTTACTAGCGTGACGGCGGAAGTAAAGCGTAACGAAGCATTTCTAAGTCACCCACGGGTTCGCCCATCTTCGGGATGATTGACAAATCTATTTTGTAGTTCTGATTGTGTGCATCAACGCATTCATTACAACGGCATCCTTGGCGGTACCGAACCCACGATCCGTGCGGTTTGAGAGCGCTTACCTTCGGATTGTCTGTCAACGCAGTTCTTTCCTGCGGAGTCAACCCTCCCCACATTCCCCATTTCTCATTTGTGCCGAGGTCTAAACACTTAGACCACACTGGGCACTGCCTGCACACTTCTCTACTGATTGCGTAGTAGTGCTCCGGCACTTCTGCATCCAAGGGTGGAAACCAAAGGTCGATGTGCCGTTTCCGACACACCGCCTCGGTCATCCACTCCTCGTTCCCTGTCATCGAAGGAAGGGCTTACTTTGCTTGATCGTCTTTGCTACTTCGACATCTTCAGCCTTGATGCGACCGACAGTGATCTCTGCCTCAAGCAGGGTCTTGTCGACCTTGCGTACAGTCACTCGGTTCCACTGTGCACCACTCAGAACGCTCTGGAGCAATTCTTCGTTCCACACAAGTGTGTTGTTTTGGATCAAGTTCACCTTGCCAAGTGGCGTGGTGATGCTGGTGAGTTCTAATGCCTGAAGGTCGGCAATGATCTCGCTGTCAAGAGTGGCGAGTCGCTTGGTCAGATCATCGATCTGAGCCTTGAGCGACTGACGCTCGGTGACGGATGGGATGAGGTCGGCTTCCTTGCGGTCAGCCTTATGGTTGGTTGTCATACATGACAAAGTACCAAGTGGGTGTATTGAAGTCAACAATTTAATACTCGTTCTCTGAGGGCAGTGACTCATCACGAGTCTCTCGAACGATACGAGCCGAGGAGGACGTCATGTTCTCTATCTCTGCCAGCAAGCGATCAACAGCCAACTGAAGATTGGCGTTGCGAGTCTCAAGTGTTTTGATGTGTTGATTCTTATCCAGAATGTCGTCCCATCTCTCCACGATCAGTTCAGCAAGAGACAGGCCAGTTCTTTCAGATACTTCTTGTAATGAGATGTCAGCACCGTTGCGTAGGATGTTACTGAGTTCGGAGACGGCATGACCAAGGCGTTGTGCTTCAACCATCCACATCTTTTGAAGCATTGTCTCAGTCATCGTTTTCCCGTACAACGCAGTCCCATCCACATCCGGCGTAGCCAGCAAGGTCTGCCCAATGGTCTCTCTTTTCCGGAGACCACGAGATACGAGCGACCTTAAGTAGAACCATGAGAACTGCAACGTCATGAGGCTGTACTACGAGTTCCCCTCGGGCGGAGATTGTTCGAGAGAGGTATACCTGCCAAAACGACGCAGTTGTTCTAAAGTCGTCAAGTGGGTCTCCATACGATGAGTTCCGCTCTCCATTGATGAGTCGTATGGCTTCTTCGAGTATCTCTGTTCGTGGATTGTCTTGTGCTTGTCGAACTGTGTCGGACTGATGTGTTGGTTTATTGACCCTTGCCATTTTGGATATATCCCCTCGTTCATTTGTTTTTTGCGCTGACCTTCGTTGTAAGCAACAACTTTGATAGCAAAATCGTAAAGGTCAAAAACGTACTTGTACTCGTCCTTACCAGCGTTCCACGGCTGGTGATAGATGAAGGTGTGTACGCCAAGTTGTTTTGCAGTAAAGCACTCCCACAGATAGTCGTCCACAAGGGCGCACTCATCTCTAGCAAGTGATTGCAATACTCGTGCTTTTGTAGAAGTAAAGTGC